TGACCATCTGAAGAGCCTATCGAGTCAGATGATAGGCAATGGGATTATTGCTGATTTTATCTATCTTGTCTAATTCAAAATTCAAAAAAAAATCTTTTTATATATTTTTTGTCTTTAATTGTCTTTAATTGTCTTTAAGGTAAATGGTATCACTACCAAAAAACACCATTTTTGGTGTCTAAAAAACACCATTTTTGGTGTCTAAAAAACACCATTTTTGGTATTTCTTTGCCTCTAAAAACACCATTTTTGGTGTCGTACAGCACCATTTTTGGTGTTTTTAAAGCTAACATTTAGACCTGGATAGGTAAATTATCTTGCGTCTTATAAGCTCTTATGTGATCATACCCCTATACCCCCTATTGGACGATCATTTAAAGAGATAATAATGATGGAAGAAGAAGAAATAGAAACATGCTTAATGTGCGAGGAGCAAGACGATTTGACAATATGCTCAGAGTGCGGATATGCGTACTGCGTTAGGCACTCGGTTGGCGTTACTGAGGATCAGTGTCATGTGTCCGTGCGGAACCCAGCGCGGTGTTGACCAGGAAGACATTTTTATTGTACGCAGATGATTTTAATGTGGTAGAGCAAATCGCCCAAGCCGAAGGTCGATCTGTAAGTTACAAGGTCAGAGAGATCATCCAGCAGTGGGTTGAGAGTCTCCCTGCAAACCTTGGCTACGATGAGATGGGCAACGATAAATTAAAAAATCGTAATTAAGCATCTAGCGATTATTGATTATTTTGTATTCCAACGGATACTTTAAACAGCCAAACGATTTGCAGGATGCGCTTTACAAAGTGCAAATAAGTGGCAGGCAAAGTCAAATTTTAAATTTGATAATACGGCTAACAATTGGGTGGCAAAAAACAGAGAGCCGCATTGCTAATATGCAAATTGCAGAGCTAACAGGCTTGCGAGTAAACCATGTTACAAGAGAGATTAATTGCCTGGCCAAACGTAAAATAATTTTCGTTGGAACGGGCCATTGTCATTTAATCAAAATTAACACCGATTATGCACAATGGGTATACAAAAAAGCTAAATCACTAGCAATGGCCATACCAACTGCGCGTGTAATAACAGCAACTATTCCAAAATTTCGAACAGTTGAAAAGCCTGCGCGCAAGGTGACTCCAGCATGGTTTAAGGAGTTTTGGAGGATGTACCCAGCGTATCGGCGAGGAGGGAATTATTCGTTTGGGTGGAAAAAATGGCAATCTCTAGGCTTGACCCAAGATGATGCAAGCAAAGCTAAAGAGTGGCTTTTAGCTGCTGCAAAGGTCGATGCTGCATGGGCGCAAGATGCGATAAGCGGCTTTGCCTTTGGCCTGGCAAGGTTTATCAATGAGAGCCACTGGCTCACCCCTATGCCGGTCAAGCCAACGTCCGGTGGCTACAAACCGCTGGACCCAGATAACATGGACTACACCAAAGGATGGGATGGGTTTGATGTTGTCGGACGGTAAAGTAGTATCTATCGCGGCTAAATTAGCCGAGCAGATGCCAGGTAGATTTATTTGCCCCCACCAGAGCGGGCAATCGTCTTTAGATTGCATTAAATGCGCTGCAGATGCCAAGGTGAGGGCCGCCAAAGCAGATAAAGCGAGTCAAAACGAACTCATCCGCCAGCGCAAAAAAGATAAGATTAAAACAGCGTTTAGCAAATCTGGCATCCCGCCAATCGGGCTTGGGTGCCATTTTAGTGGCTATCAAATCTATGATGATCAACAAAAAACAGTCGTTGACTCATGCAAAGAGTACGCACTTAGCTTTGCCCAAGCATTAAAAACGGGCAGAAGCATGGTGCTGGTTGGTGATTACGGCGGAGGGAAAAATCATTTGGCATACTCCATCGCAAACTACGTAATAAACAAAGGCCACCAGGCAAAATTTAGGGTGCTTAGGCAGATACGGCGCGAGATAAGAGGCACTTACGCTAAAGGCTACACGGGTCCATCTGAGCAGCAAATTATAGATGCCCTGGTATCACCGGATTTGTTGATTATTGATGAGATTGGCTGTGGTAAAAACTCGGAATTTGGCGAAAATATTGTGCTTGAGATCGTTGATGAGCGCAAAAATCGGTGGAGGCCAACGATCTTGCTATCTAATTTAGACAGTGAGAGCTTTAAAGCTGCGATTGGCCCTAGGTGCCTTGATAGGCTCAAAGAGCATAGCGGGCTTGTTTTGACCTTTACCTGGGGGTCTTATCGGTCGAGAGTTAATGGCCCTAATTTGCCTAATAAAGATAATTAAATAAATCTTAATAAGGTGTTGACACATCATATTGTATGTAATATATTAGGTACATAGAGAGACGGCAAACAACAAACAAAGGATGAGGATTAAATATTATGAGTAATCATGGAAAAACGGCTAAGGAAAGTTGCGTAGCAGCAGCAATGGCAGAATTTACAAAGGCCATCAAAGCCAAAGAAGCAGCCATTGCAGAAAAGGCCTGCGCACAAAAAGCCTATGCAGCAGCAGCAGCAGCAGCATCAACAGCTTATGAATCATTAAAACGGGCTGAGGCAGCCAGCGTAGAAGCAGAAAAAGTAGTAGATTGCGCGATAGACCGCGCAGAAGCAGCCAAATTTCCCGTGTGACGTTGAACCAGGGGGCCAAGCGCCCCTCAGATTCCCTCGCGATTTAACGTAATAAAAAAGGAAGGATAAGATAATGATTAAATACGAGATAAACTTAAACGTTTTTAACCAGGCTTTAAATGGACTAAAGGAACTTTGGACGTCTAAATACGCAGTATTTGCTTTTCAAAAGGAGCATGACCCTTGTGATATGCAAGTGCCAACCAACGTAGCGTATGAGTTAAAATACATCTGCAGGGATAGTAGAGACAATGTGTATTCGTCAATTTTTCTCGACGAAAATTATAGGGTGATTGGCCCTGACGATCAAGAGATTGGCATCTTCATCTTGATTGAGACTGGACTAGCAACCGAGAATAAAAATCAAGATATATTATTTCCGGAGATTGCCACATCCGATGGGACGGTCGCTTCTTTAGTTGATTTTAGGATATAAAAATGAACAAAGAAAACGTTAAAAAAGTTTTGCTCGAACAATACGAAAAAGGCATAAACGCAGAGAAATGCGATGATTATAGAGCGGCATACCAACATTATAAACGCTGTATTATGCTCGATAAACAAATCAACCACATCATCGGTAGTTGCTATAAAAGCCTCTACATCGCCGATAAAATGAGGGTCAAAAAGATTTTGCATAGCACGGATGGAGCTATCACTGCCGGTAAACCTCCTTTATTTTCAAAGGCTATGGGTGGATTCTCAGCCAACATCACACAAAAACATATTGAAATGGCTAGTGTGATTGGGCGTGGTAATCGCTCTAATGGGATTAGAATTGCTTTGATCAGATGGTGCGAAGATGGTGCTACATTTGGGCTGACTAGATGGGAGGTTTATTTTAGAGCAATACTGGCCTCCGGCCCAGGCGAATATGCCGACAGAAAGTTATCAATCAGAATTTCAATTCCTGACGAAATTAGGTATATGACAATAAAACTCGCTACCTCTGTTTGTGGGCAAATTAAAGTGCCTGCCGTTTCTGAGGGAATCAGAAGGGCTTTAGAATTGTATGGTTTGGGTAGTAATTGTGATGCCGATCTTGTCAATAAATTGACTATTATTCGAAAGGGGTTGTATAAAAAAAATGAAAGAAAATAATAATGACGAAAACGAAACAGTTAAAATAACTTTACCTGAAAAAAAATGCGATCCAATGGAAGAATCTGCAGCGCAATTTTATGCAATGTATGGTAATCGATCAAAGGCGTACAGGCACGGCTATAATGTTGTTGATATGTTGCCACAAAGTGTTTGGTCAAAGGCAAGTGTGCTATTTAAAAGACCGCATGTTAAGGCAAGGGTTGGAGAATTACGCTTAGAATTAGAGGCAGAAAACCTAACTACAAGACGGGAACAGCTAGAAATATTAATCAATATTCGCGATTACAATATGCCTCAAGAGCCGAAATTTGCGTGGTCAGAATTTGAGCCTGACCAGGCAATTGCATTAAAAGCTGTTGCCCTAATCAATCAAATGCTTGGCTGGGATGCGGCAATAAAAGTCGAGACTAAAAAGGAGGTTACAGTTGATTTTAAGACCAGCGCGGAGTTTAAGGCTGCGCTGGAAGCGATACAAAAGCAAGATGATTGTTAAATAACTAGAGGATTAAAAAATCATGGAAAAATTATTAAAAGCGGTAAGTTTACAAGTAACAAACGTGCTTGGCATCAGCGAAATAACCATTGATCTCTCGGGCAAAGTCACCGAGATTTCAGGGCGCAATGGCCAAGGCAAAACATCCTGTATCGAGGCGCTTAAATCAGTCCTGACCTCGGCTGATAGTGGGACACTGCTTAAAAATGGCGCGACTAATGGTAAGGCTGTGCTGATACTGAATGATGGCACTCAGATCGTTAGCTCTCTCAAGCCTGGCAAGTCTAGCAAGCGGGCCATGTTTGATAGCGAGGGGCGAACAATAGCTAAGGGGGCTACTCACATAGCCGGATTATTCGATCCACATAGCCTTAATCCTGTTGATTTTTTAATGGCCAAAGGCAAGGCTAGGATTGATTTACTCTTGCAAGCTATGCCAATCGTGATTGATCGGCAAAAGCTTAATGATATAGCCGGGGACAGGACAGATTTGCATGACAAATTGAGAAATAAGCCTAACGACGAAATGGATGAAAGTTTTGATGGGCTACTTTTGATATCCAACGTTAGAAATCAATTATATGAGTTGCGCACTGGAGATAACCGCATAGCAAAGGACGCTGAAGGCACTATAAATACTTTGCGGCAGTCCCTTGCTGGTGCCCAACCTTTTGATGCGGACAGGCTTGCTGAATGCAATAGCATTGGCGCAAAAATAGACGGAAAATTAAAAGAGCAAATAGAAGGGGCAAAGGCAATTTATGCTACCAACAAGACCGCGCATGAATCAAACATTAATAAGGCAGTAGAGAAGAAACTGGCGCTAAATCGGGCATACGAAATTGAATGTAAAACGCTGGATCATGGCATAAAAGCGGACCAAGAAGGAATTGAAAATAGCCTGAATAACGCCAAACTAAATATCAAAGGACTTAAAGATCAAGTCGAATTAAAAAAATCATCCATCCTTATCGAAATCGAGCTGTTAGAAGCCGCTAAAAAAGCATTTGATGCCCAGGAAGTAACACGGCAATCAATCAAAGAGATGCAAGAAAAGTATGGAAAATACTTGGTCAGCGCCGGTAAGCTGACTAAATCGATGGGTGATATTGATGCTTACAAAGCTGAGCTTCTGGCAAATATGCCAATCAAGGGTCTGACCATTGATGGCGATAAGCTGATGCTTGATGACATCATATTTGATCGGGTCAATACTGCCAAACGTGTTGGTGTCGCTATGCAGCTGGCTAAATTGAGAGCCGGTAAGCTCAAGATGATCTTGGTTGATGGGCTGACTGATATCATGGATAGCAATACTCTGGGGGAATTTTATAGCCAGGCTAACGAATCTGGTTGCCAAATCGTTACTACTAGCGTCAATAATGGCGATTTAAAGGTTAACAACCCGCAGACAACAACGATTGGGCTAGATGGTGTGGGTATAAATAATGGTCTGCAATCTAAATTATTACAATGAGCGGCGAAGAGATGAATTTTGATTACTGCAAACAGTTCCTCGCTCGCGATTATCTCTGCGGTGCTCCGATACCCTGTATCTTTCGTAAGAATAAAAAGGACTGATTGGGTAGGCATAACGCCCAAATGAATCAAGAGGCAACACTAAGAAAGGCGCTGTGCGAGCAAGATAGCTTTTACTTTCACCGCTATTTTTTCAAACAGCGCCACGGGGTTAAGATGATAATTAACCCCCATCATGTCTTGCTTAATCACACCTTAAATCGGGTGCTCTCAGGCGAGATCAACCGCTTGATCATCAATATGCCACCTGGCTACAACAAGACTGAGCAGACTGTGATTAGCTTTATGGCTCATGGTCTTGCGATTAATCCCCAATCTAAATTTATTCACTCCTCGTTTTCCCACAATCTCGCGCTTACTAACTCTAACAAAACTCGGTCAATTGTCCGTTCAAAAATTTATCAGGAAATGTGGCCATCAGCGATCAATCAAGACACTGATGCCAAACAAGATTGGTATGTCGAGACAGGCGGTGGCGTTCACGCCGCAAGCACGTTGGGCGAGGTCACCGGATTTAGAGCTGGGCTAATCCAGCCTGGGGTGTTCACCGGCGGCTTTATATGGGACGATCCGATGAAGCCATCTGACGCTGCTTATCCGACCAAACGAGATTTAGTAAATGAGGCTTATCACAGCACGATTAAGAGCCGCTTAGCTGTCGAAACAGTCCCGATTATCGTCATAGGTCAGCGCCTTGACTATTACGATACGTCTGGTTTTTTGCTGCGCGGCGGCAGTGGCGAAAAGTGGTACCACCTTAACCTGCCCATGATCATTGACAAATCACAACCCTATCCTGAGCAATACACCCACGGTATCCCAATTGAGCACAATCTTGACGATGGTTGGCTATGGCCAATCAAGCACAACGACAAGCATAAAGCCGCGCTGCAGTCTAACCGGCGTTTTTGGAATGCCCAGGCAATGCAGGACCCCAGGAAATCGGACCTCGAAGGGGCACTATGGAACGAGACATTGATCAACACTGCCACGGCCAGGAAGCCGCCCTGGAAGCTAAAACGGCGGGTCATTGGCGTTGATCCAGCGGTTACCAGCAATGCCGGATCTGATGAGTGGGGCATCATTGCTGCCTCGGCATACACCGATGGCCACTACTCAGTTGATGTTGACTTTGTGCCAAAGGTGGCCGCAGGAAAAAAGAAGCCAACGGTAGGTGAGAGCGCTTTGATCGTCACAAAGGCTTATAAGGCGCTTGATGCTGATGCAGTCGTTGTTGAGACCAACCAAGGCGGCGATCTTGTTGAGGCTACATTGCGCAGTGTCGGCTTTACTGGTCGCGTTATCAAGGTCCATGCAACCAGGTCTAAGCACCTGCGGGCCGAGCCGATAGCAGCTATTTATGAGCAATTTAAGGTCAAACATGCTGATAATCTTGGTGATTTGGAGGACGAGATGATGGAGTTTTTGCCGAGTATGCCGAGGTCGCCAAACAGATTAGACGCTTGTGTTTATGCCTTGACTGAGCTAGTCGGCAAGGGGTCTAGGGGCGGTGGTTGGTAGTACAACAAAAAGATGAGGATTTGTTATCCTCAAAAACAGACATAAGCACTCGAAAACCAAGGTCAAACATATATGGCATGTGGGAACAATACATTATAAGTTTAATGCTTTTGACGATAACGATACAGATCATAACTATTATTAAGATTAATAACAAGGCCAAGGTTGACATATTATAACTGTGAGTTATAATTAGGGCTAACTTGGAGGGGGCATTATGGAATTACTTGATAATTATCAACAAGTAGAAAATCAAATTCTTGACTATTTTGGTTATAAACAGCTTCACACTAAAGTCTATGGATTCATAGACTCGCGCGATTGTTTCTGGAAGACGACCAAAAAAGGGTTAGTTCGGTTTGCTAAAAAAAGAGCCGATATTCAGTGTGAAATGAAAGTCGGGCATAACGATTGGAGGTATTTTTTTCCGACAGTTTTAACAAAATGTGTATACATAGGCAAAGATCATACAATGATATCCGTTTACATTAAAGGTGGCGCAGGATTACAAATTTTTGATAATCAAAAAGAAATAAAAGAAACCATCATTGAGGAGGGTTAATTATGAATGATCTAGATTTTACAACCCTTTTAGGCAAAATTTGCGAAAAAATAAAGCGCATCGAATCAGACGAAGAGGATAACGGCAGGATTATTTTTACCACAATAGATGGCCATGAGTACCATCTCTATCACTCGCAAAGTTGCTGCGAGACTACCAGTATTAAGGATATTTGCGGCGACCTTGATGATCTTATTGGGACCCCGATAATCGAAGCTGAAGAAGTAATAAATGACCGGATAGAAGAGGGAGATAAAGTTGGAACCTGGTCATTTTACAAGCTCAGCACGACAAAAGGCGGCGTTACCATTAGCTTTTTAGGCGAATCTAATGGGTATTATTCCGAGAGATTAACGCTTGGTGAGGTGGAGGCGGATGAGGAATGCGATGCGCAGGAGTTCGCGTGCAATTATGAACCCACAGCCCAAACACTTTGCTGCAACGAGCAGGTAGATTAATTATGAAAAATACTCTTACCCAGGTAATCGGTTTAAACGTCAAAAGGATACGGCAAAGACTCGGCTTAACTCAGAAAGCTTTAGCTGATAAAGTCGAAGTCACCCAGGCGGCATTGTCTTACATCGAAAAAGGCGAAAGGAATCCGAGCGTAAGTACGTTAGATTTGTTAGCCAATGCCCTAGATACAACTGCTGCTATCTTAGTGTGGGACTATTATGGGCGTGCGCCAAAGGAGAATGGATCATGAAATCCATGTATGAGAAGGATAGGCAAGAAATTATAGATATCAATGCCAAACGTGACGCCCACTTTTCAACTCGGTATTCTTGCCTGCCGGTTAGGCACATTATGGGCATCTCAGGCGGCAAAGATAGTGCCGCCCTGGCCATCCACATCAAAGATAAATATCCCGAAATCCATAGCGAAATGGAGTATTTTTTTACTGATACCGGAAAAGAACTGCCAGAAGTGTACGAATTTTTGGACCAAATGGAGAATTATCTAGGGAAGCCAGTGCTGCGGCTTGGTGCAGATAAAGGCTTTGACTGGTGGTTAAAATACAATCACGGTTTTTTGCCGTCACATAGAGCAAGATGGTGTACCAAATATTTAAAGATAGTGCCGTTTGAAAAGTTTGTCGGTGCTAGCCAGGTCATAAGTTATGTCGGCATCAGGGCGGACGAAAATCGAAAGGCTTACATGAGCAAAAAAAAGAATATCAAGGCCGTCTATCCTTTGTCGGAAGACGGCCTAGTCAGGAAAGATATTTTTGACATCCTGGAAAGGACCGTGGGCATACCAAAATATTACGAATGGCGCTCACGATCTGGGTGCTATTTCTGTTTTTTCCAACGCCAAGGCGAGTGGTTAGGTTTAAAAGAGCGTCACCCTAAGCTGTTTGAAAAGGCAAAGGCTTACGAAAAACAGGGAGAAGGTTATAAATTTAACTGGACAGGCCGAGGCAATCTTGATGAGGTTATCGAGCGAGCAAAATTAGCAAAACTAAAAGCCAAATTGAAACCCGAAAAAGACCGGCGGAAAGTGACATGGGAGGTCATGCTAAGGGATACGCCGGACGAGCATGAGAGTGATCAAGCCTGTGCCATTTGTGCGATGTAGCCAGGCGATGATATACTCCAATTAATTACAAAATTGGAGTATATGAAATGTTTAAATTTAATGCGGCAAAAGTCGCGGTCAAACGTAAGAAAAAGCCTATGAAGGGTACGGCAGGCGAAGGCACTGGCGCTGCAACAAGAGCGGCAATCGCATCCAAAGATAAAGACCTCACAGACGAAGAGATAGGTAAGGCAGTAAATCGGTCTGGCTCGGTAATATCTCAAATCCGTAGCGGCACTATCTTTAATCCTCCTGCTGATTTAGCCGGTAGAATACGCGCAATCAAAGTGCCCAAAAAATCATGAAACCAACCATCCTCTCAGGCAGCGCCACAGGCCCAACGGTCGAGTCGGGCGATCTCGATATCCATCTGCAGCACCGATATTACTCTATAATCTCATTTGACAACTTAATAGATCGTAATCCAGTCACGCCTACTGCTGGCACATATCTGATCGAGTCGTCAGAGACCGGCTTAACCTGGGGCGTTGTCGATACAATCAATGCAAATGTCACAGGGCCAACAACTACTTATACCCGTCCAACAGCAAGCGGCTCTTTAAAGCGCACCAGGATTACGCCCACAGGGGTTGTTGGCGCTGGATCTTTTGAGTTGACCATCAATGCATTTGCGGAGTAAATATGTCTGATTTTCCATCTGCTGGACCTGGCGGCGGCGCTGCGCCTGGTGGTGCTGTCACCTACCAAGACGTTTACAATGATTCAGCACCGCCAAATACCACGACCACCGCAGCCAAAGGGGCCGTACAATATCAGCGTGGTTCTGCTCTTGATACCGATGCAGTCTACCAGATATTAAATGGTGCTGGCATGGTCGTTGCGACCATCACGGGCAATGGCGTAATTGTTGCCGATGGGAGCGGTATAACTAATTTCGGCATCAACGATCTGAAGGATGCCAAGCAAGATACCGATGATTCTAGCAGCTTATTTTTAGGTACTGGCGCTGGAATTAATGATGATGGGACAACTCGTAACAATGTTGGGGTTGGTAAAAATGCTTTAACAGCTAACATTTCGGGGATTTTTAATGTAGCAATAGGCGTAGATGCTTTATTATCCGCCACCACTGCAAGCTTTTGCACCGCTATTGGATTCGAGGCTTTGTCAAAGGTTTTGACTAATACGAGGGGTACCGCAGTGGGTGCCCGAACACTCAAAAACGCAACAGGTGTCAATAATACAGGTTTTGGATCATCGGCGTTAGAAAAGACGACAACAGGAGCATCAAACGTAGCGGTTGGGGAAAACGCTGCCGCGGAAAATATAACAGGAATTAGAAATACAATTGTGGGATGCTCTGCGCTACGTCAAAATACAGGCGGCAATGGGAATGTTGCAATCGGGTATTTGGCCGCTACTGGCGCGCTTGCTAGTAGCATCTTTAGAAATATAGCTATAGGTTCAATGGCTGGCCAAGTATTGGCAACCGGAGGCGACGAAAATATCTTGATTGGAGATGCCACTGGAAATACCATAACATCTGGTGCCAGAAATATACTTATTGGTACAGCTCTTAATCCCCCTACTGCAACAACCGACGACCATCTTAATATTGGCGACATAATCACAGCTGATTTAGCAACCCAAGCGGTGACTTTTCCTGGCAGTATTACAACTCCTACTTACTTAGGCTTACCAAACAACACTTTATTTATATCTAATGCAGATGTGATAGTTGCAAACACCACTGCAGCAACATCTCTAGTTGGCACAGGCACCGGCTCTGCAACTATACCCGCTGTCACCTTAAAATTAGGTACAAAAATAGAGATAAAACTACAAGGGATACACTCTACCACAGCAAATCCAACAGCGGATTTTTCTGTAGCGCTCGGTGGGGTTACCATTGGCAGCACAGGAGCGCAAACGCTCAGCAACACAACCAATTCACACTGGGACTTGGCGTTAGAGTTTGTAGTGCGGAGTATAGGCATCACAGGCACAGTTATGCCGACCGGCAAATATACAAACGCTTCCAATGATCATTTTGGATTGGTAAATTTAGCGCCCGTGACTATTGATACTACCGTAGCACAAACGGTGGATATAACAATACAGTACGGTACAGCTAGCGCGTCCAACACTGCCACAGCACAAATTCTTGAAATTGAAGAACTTAATGTTTGATCTTTTTAAAAAAAATGCCATCACTGAAGATTTAGGCTTTTTGCAATATGTAACAAATAGGATCCAATCAACGATCAGGGGCATTACATCCGGCGGGATATTCGGCGTGTCTCCAGATGGCAAGCGAGATTACAACGTCCTGTTTGGTCACATTGAAGACCCCGCTTATTGTGATTATGTGGGTTACTATAAGCGCAGTCCTATAGGCAATCTTGTTGTCAATCGCATAGCCAAAGCATGTTGGAACGAGCCGCCAAAAATCTTGGTCGATGATAAGGAAATTTTAGAGGAGGAAATCAAAGAGCTAAGCAGGAGGGGTTTTTTTAACGCCCTGGAGCGGGCAGATAGGATCAACAGGATCGGCGCTTTTAGCGTCTTAGTGATCGGCACACGGGACGATGGATTGCCACTAGATGCGCCAATCGGCAGATCAAGAAATATGGAAAGTATCTATTTTAGGGTCTACGGCGAAAACGCTATACTGGTTGCTAAATGGGATAATGAGCCATCATCGCCACGATTTAATTTGCCACTAATTTATCAATTGACCGTCATTCAATCTGTCGAAAGCTCAACGCAATTATCCACTGCCAACGCACAAAGCATTAATGTCCACTGGTCAAGAGTCGTCCACCTGGCCGAAGGCGCGCTAGAAAATGAGCTTGTTGGCCAGTCCAGTTTAGAGCCAATTCTAAACGCTTTAACTGACATGATCAAAACCACTGGCGGCTCATCAGAGGCTCACTTTCGCAACGCCAGGCCGCAGACTGCCTTAACAGCGGATAAGGATATTAATCTTGATTCCAGCACCGAAGCTGCCAAAAAATTGCAAAAAAACATGAAAGAGTTTGAAAATGGCTGGGGTTCTTTTTTGCGTCTGCAGGGCATCACAGCCACCAAACTTAATATGACCAATATTTCACCCCGTGATGCCTTTGATTTATCAATTGAGCAGGTATCAGGTCAGACAGGCATACCCGTTAGGATCTTGATCGGTAAAGGCGCTGGTCAGTTGGCAGGCAGCGAGGACCGAGCAACCGTAGGTGGCTTGATATTGGATCGCCGCAACTCGTTATGCTCGCTTTGGTTGCTTGCTGGATTGAAAATCCTTAGCAATGCTGGCTTGTTTGACCTGCCGGATAACGCGGAGGTTAAGTGGGAGCCATCCTCGCCACTGACCGAAAAAGAGGAAGCCGAGGTTGCTAAAATCAAGGCCGACACGCTGAAAGTGGCTGGCGAGGCCATGGCCAACCCCAAGCTGAGCGAGACAGATCCCAACGAAATATTAAGCCACCTGGGCATTGACGACTTTGAGATTGACGACTCGGATATTGACGATACAGACGCTAATTTATCTCTTGATGATATGCTCGAAGGTGAGCCAAGCGACGAACCTGCCGAGCCTGAGTAATGGCGCTAAGCCGCAACCCAACGCAAACCAGGGGCATTGAAAAGTCTTGGATTCGCGAGGGAAACCGCAGGTTTAATCTGTTTGGTCGAGTAATAATCAAAGAATTTTTGCGCATTGCGGAAACCAGCCTTAGTCCTATTACTGTAAATCAAACTGTCGGCAGATTTGATGTTAATCCAGTGCAATTGCGGGCGTTTATTGCTTTTTACGAGCAGCAAATAAACACGATAATTGCTACCGATTGGCAAGCAAAATATCAGGTGGAATCTTATCAACTAGCAATAGAACGAGCCAACAGAACGCTCGTTGGTGCTGGCTTTTCGAGGGTGATTACCGAGCAAGACCGGATTAATGCTTTTGCTTTGATTGCGCCCAAAGTCCCCGTTGATCGCATCCATGTTGATGCGCTGGAGTTTTTAACGACTAGATCATTTGTGGCTCTTAAAAACTTTACTGGCGAGATGGGCGATAGGACTATATCGGTCCTCACCAAAGGATTAGCCCAAGGCAAAGGCGTTAGGGATGTTGCTAAAGAGCTGATCAAGATTGTTGGACTGGGCAAGAACAGGGCCAAGTTAATAGCAAGAACTGAGACCATCCAAGCCTTTCAGATCGGCAACATCAATCAAGTCAAACTCGCGGAAAATTTTCTGGGCGAAGAGATTTTATTGAGGTGGATAACTCGTGACACTTTCGACGTCCGAAAATTACATGCTGGTTGGCACGGCGATTTAATACAAACGGATGAAGCGCGCAGACGGATTAATATTAGCCCGTGGAATTGTCGGTGCGCTCAACCTCCGGTTATTAAAGAGGCCAATACTAAGGCTAAAAGGGATAAATTTGCAGCAGAGCAAAAGCAACTGTTAGAATTTATAGAGATTGACAAACAGCAAAAGCGCCAAAAGCGGGGCAGGCCAATAGTGTCGCCGCCCGAATTGCGCAGGCAGCAGAGAAATAAGGTGAAAGAGATTGAAAGAGACAAGCTCAAAGAAGTTATTGCCCCTGATTAATAAGGTGATATATGCCAGGTAAATATCTGTTTGTAAACTCGCACACCACCGGCAAATTTAGCCTCGAGACGATAAACGGCAGAGAGCATATCGTTGCTAAGGTCAAGCCAATTCGCGGCGATATCACGATGAACCGGCTATTTTATCCAGATGCCGAGATCACTAGCTCGTTCCAACAGCTTGATATGCTGCTCGCGCCCTCACCTCATCCGCTTGTTAACGGAGTCAAGGTTAGTGCGTTTCATCCCCTTGCGATCAACGCCAATAATGTGGGTGGAATGGTTAGAAATCCGACCAAACAAGGCAAGGATGTATTTGCAGATATTGCCATTGATATCGGGGTAGCAAATAGCAGCGGCGATGGCAAAGAGATAATCAGGCGGATTAAAGCGGGTGAAAAAATCGGTGTGTCTACTGGCCTGATACCTGGCCGAGTGGAAAACGTGTCGGGCGCTGATGATTTTGGCAAACCCTTTGATGCTATCGTGCATGATATCAAATTTGACCATGTAGCTATATTGCTCAACGAGACCCCAGCGGGCGATCATGCTGGTACCGAAATGATAATCAACGTTGGCGGCAAAGATTACACTGCCAGCTTTAGCAATCTGATTGATAACGAGCTTAGCAATTCCGCTATCCACGATGGCTTACAGCAGGCGCTAGCTGCCAAGGGCATTAAAGATGCCTGGGTTCATTCGGAAGGTATTTTTACCGACAGCCAGACCTTTGTGTACAGCACCGGCTTTGGTCGAGACGACAAGAGTTTTAAACAGGGTTACACCATTGACAGTGATGATAAAATCATGCTATTAGGTGAGCCTACAGAAGTGATCAAAAAAGTTGAATTTATTGAAGTTAAACCACCGGAGACAGTGCAAATGCCTGAGCCAACAGTTACTAACAACAAGGGTCCGCAGCTGGACAAAGAAAAACTCGTAATGGCAATTATTGGCAATGCTAATATGCCTTACAATGACACGTCCTTTGTGGGGCTGATGGGGTTGTCGGAAAAAGGACTCATTGACAACCTTGCTGAGCCGGTGTCTGTCGCAGATGCAATGACTGTGTTGCAAAATGACGGATATTCATTTCACAACGAAAATAACGCCGATGATGAATTTACTGAGTTTGTCGAAAACAGGAAAGAATTTAAAGAATTCCTTAACGCAAAAAGGGATAAAATCAAATCTAAAACGGCCCATATCGTTGCAAATTCAACTTTTACCGATGGGATGTTGGCTAATAAATCAGAGGCCGAGCTTGACGCTATCCAAAACTTGATTGCTGCGCCTGCCGGACAACATCAAACCCTGCCATTTGCACCAACGATCAACAATACGATGAGCCAAACAGGCCCATCAATCAACTGGGAACATGCCAAAATCGAGGGGTTAGCATAATGCCAATTACTACACGGGTAATTGCAGCGCAAGGCGATGGCAAAGGGATGCCGTTTTTTGAGGAAGCTTTAGCTGCTGTTGCATCAACTATCAAGCCTGGGCATCTGGTCGTAAGAGCGGCAACTGGCGAAGTTGATAAGCATGTGACTGCAGGCGGCACC